GTTGCTGAGTTAACTGAAGCAAGTTCCGTAAGTTCTGGTATTTTTTTGTTCGCCATGATTATTATTGCTCTAAACGTCTTGCTCTAAAATTAATCTAAATCCGTCTTGTTGAAGTAAAAATTCGTTATTTTGTAATTGTAAAAAATCAGGATAGTTGACGCTTACGGTCTCTCCGAAGAAAGAACCAAGGTTTAATGGTCTAAATCCTGCATCAGTATCTTGGATAATATTACTATATAATCCGTATTGATCTAGTTTTCTGTTTAACTCTTGTATAATTTTCGAAAACATGTGAAAATTCTGAGTCTCTTCAATTGGGTATATGACACCTAAAGCAGTTATTCTAGACTCAAAATGACCTCCCGCGAGAAGATCGCGATCAGATGTTCCTTTAATTTCACTTCTCAATAAATTTGGATTTTCCGACATATATATGTATTACACTCTTTTTACTCCTTTAAATTTCTTAAAATAGTTTTCGTAATTCACTTTCAAAAGATAATGGTTTTTGTATTCTTTTTTTATAATTTTATCGCAAATAAAGTGTTCGTCCTTTGTAAAATAAAGTTTTTGGCAGTATTTTTTAAAAGATTCATGTTTTAATCTAGATTTATCCATTGGCACTATCATATTTTTAATGCCAATTTTATTAGTGTCTCTAAAGAATCTCTCGCAAAAGTATCTAAATTCCATTGTATTGGTCTTTTGATGCAATTCATTCCAAAAAAATATGTCACAAAAAGCGCAGTCTTCGAATAAGAAGGCTAATGTCCCGCATAATATAACGCCATTTTTTCTCAAAAAAAGTTTATGACAGCTATCGCCCCCATAAAACAGGTCTTCAAAATTATCCTTAAAGTCATATTGATTGAAATTTTTAATAATTTTTTTAAATTGCAATTTGGCTATTTTATGAACCTCATCGAAATTCTCATAATTAGAAAATTCGTATTTATCTCTGTTCATTTTGCTCTAATCAAAGTATAATGTTACTTTATCCTTGTACTCACTGTAAGTGTCTAAATTAAACCCAAAAGATACCATTTTATTGACAATTTTGTTGTCATAGTTGTTTGAGTTAATTTGATCTATTATTTCATCGTCTTTGTACATTTTTGTGAATTTTTCGCCTACATCGTAAAGCTTTTCTTTTATTTTTTCAGATGAGCTCCTACGGTATTCTTTGCAGTATATTTGAGAAAGGTCATTTTTTAAAAAATATATTTTTATTTGATCATTTTTTATATCCCAACCAACACCATACCATTTGAACCCATTGGGGGTTATGGGGCATATATTTAAAGTATTTAACATATTCAACGCATTTTTTTCAAATAGGTCTGGATTGGTTTTTGTTCCAATAATAAATCTTGAGGGGTTTATCTCTCCCCCTTCTATGCTAATTACAAAGGAATAGCAAGAAAGGTGTTCGTTGTCACAGATATCGTCTTCGGTTATGTTGTCTAAAGATTCGGCTATAAAATCATATTCTGAGACGCTTACATTAGACAAAATTGAATATATATTTTTTTGATATATATAAAACAAGTCTTTAATTCTGGGCAACATAATATATAATAAAACAAGCAAACGAAGTGTAAAGATAAATATGGCAGAAGGAATAGATCAAAAAGTAGCATCTGAGGCTATGTCTCTCGAGCCAAGTCAAATGCTAGAATTTTATTTGATCTATTATGGCTGGCCAGTAGATCAAAATAGCGTATTGGCTTTGTCTCCCACGATGACTACTAGAAAAGGAGCTCTTGCGGAAAGAATTGTATGGCAAGGTCAAGAATATATATCTTACCCAATGGAGACTAGCGGTTTTGAGGTGAAGGGCGACAATAGCCTCCCTAGACCAAGATTAAAAGTATCGAATATACAATATACAATATCAAAATATCTAAAAGTACATAACAACTTAATCGGAGCAAAGGTAGTAAGAAAAAGAACTTTCGCTAGGTTTTTAGATGATGTTAATTTTGAAGGAGGAAAAAACCCGTATTTCGATATAAACACTCAGAGCAGTGAAGCTTCTGCAAGTTCGTACTTGCCAGATCAAACCTTTTATATAAACAGGAGGACTACAGAAACAAAAGATCTGGTGGAACTGGAACTATCCACTGTTTTTGAATTAGACAATAGTTACCTTCCGAACAGGAATGTATATTCAAAATACTGCACATGGATATATAGGGGGCATGGATGTCTTTACAGTCAAGAACCTATAAAGGCGGCAAACGATGATGATTTTAGAGACTCTAGCGGAACTGTAGTATCGACCTCTTCTGCACAATTTAAAGGCAGATGGAGCGGTTCAACGAGTTATACTAAAGGACAGCATGTATACACAGAAATAGCCAATCATGACGTTTCTGACGACGATTCAGAAAGCTCAATAAACAATGCTTCGATAAAGCCATTGCGTACTTTTTATGTGTGTGTCGGAGAGGGCACTATATCTGGAAATGAAAATTTCCCGCCAATATCTAAAAATTGGCAAAGAGATGAATGTTCAAAAAAATTGTCTGCCTGCAAACTAAGATTTGGAAAAAATGGACTAAGATTTGGAGGATTTCCAGGAACTCATGCATACCCACCTAAAGGATAGTTTTAAAAAAGATTTAATTGAATACGCTAATACGGACTTAAAAAAAGAAGTTTGCGGCTTTATTTGTTATAAAGATGGAGGGTTGATTTTCAAGCCCGCCAAAAATCATTCGAGTGATGATGATATATTTTTAATTAACCCAGCGGATTTTTTGCAGGTAAAATTAAAAGGAGATTTGTTGGCTATATTTCACACTCACGTAAATGGTAGGGAAGATCCGTCCGAATATGACATAGAGAATTCAAAAAACTGCCTCTATCCATTTTTAATATACTCTTTATCTACAGAGAGGTTTAATTTATTTGATATGCCTAATTTCCAAAGATCGGAAAAAGGTGTAATAATGTTAAAGGAATTTTTGGATGACTAATGTAATTATACACGGAGAATTTGGAGAAATTTATGGGACGACTCATAAATTTAAAGTAAAGAAGCTTTTGGAGATTACTAGCGCTTTAGAGGCTAATAATCCAGGAGTTAGGAATTTTTTGCTTTCTAAATTCAAGGAAGGCTTGAGTTATGCTTTTATAGACCCCCAAAACCCAGATAAAAAATGGGAGACGATTGATGAATTATCTTCAGCGAACGCTCCTAAAGAAATACATATTGTCCCAACCATAACTGGCGCGTTTGTTTTTACTGCGATAGCGGCGGTTGTCACGGGTATAGGTGGATTCGTAGCTGGGGCTTTAAGTGCGCTAGGCACGGCTTTAGCTAGTGGTGGGTTTTTGGCTAATTTGGCGGTTGGAATGCTGATTCAAGGCATTATGTCTTTATTATTTCCTATTGAGACTCCAAAGCCTCAGACGGCAGAAAGCAAGATTGATATGTCTAGCTACATTTTTACCAATTTAGAAAATAATGCTGTTCAGGGTTTTCCCATACCATTATTGTATGGAGAACTTCGTGTCGGATCTAATATCATTTCAACCAATGTCACTAGTGAAGATTTAGGATAATGGGTTTTTACAAAAGCATATTTAAGAAAAAGATAGTTATAGCTGGTAGGAGTAAGGGAGCTTCGCCTTCTTACTTGATGCCGCCAGACGCGACTGCTGCCAAGCAGGGTTATCAGATATACGAGGCGGTAGATTTGATATGTGAAGGTGAGGTCGCAGGTCTAGTTAGCCAAGAAGGAAAAATTTTAACTGGCGGTTCAAGGGTTCAGAAAACCTTCAATAAAGAACAAAATGTTATTGGAGGTACTACATTACCCATTGACCAAGGAATTTACTTTAATGAAACGGCACTAAGAGACTCCGCGGGAAATTCGACTCATTCCAAGTACGACATTGAATTTAAAAGCGGAAAAATTTTACAGACAGCTTCCGTTATAACAAAACACCCAACTAGGTTAAAGAAGTTATCTTCTCCAATTAAAGGGCCGTATAATATGTCTGCTCAATATGAAACGCGGACGAGGACGGTGAGGACATGGAAATGGTACAGGGGATATGAAACGAAGACTGAGACGTATACAGTTAATGTTTCTCTAAATGGCGCAAGAACAGGTAAAGGAAGTAGGGATGTAAGAACTGAAGGCACTTCAGCGAGAGACTTCGTTACTTGGCAAAAATATCATCCAATAGAAAGCGCCGCTAAACCATTTACATATACAAATTATGATAAAGATATAGATAAGGTAGATATAGGCTTACAAATAGACGGGCTAAGTGACACAAGATCATATTCTACCAAAAGTGAAAATGAAGCGGGCAAAAGTAAAATGGGAACGCCCATGCCATTAACAATAACCTTTACGGCTAAGGTCGGAAAGTCAGATAAAGATGGCACCATAACAGAGGAGGCGGCGGTTTTTACAGTTAGGCCAGGAAAGGGCAAAACAGTTGGAAATGGAAATGGAAAGCTATCGGTCAGGGGAATTATTACAGCGCCATACACAGTAACTTTAGAAGATATTACTTTGCCTCAATTATCTGACACCGATTTATATAATTTTATAGAAATAGGCAAGGTAGAACACGAAACAGTTTCTAATCTAGTTAACAGAAATGGGGGCGTTGCAACAGTAACAGAAAAATATCTAGATACCTTTTACTATCCTGGAAGTTGTTATGTAGCTAGTCAAATAGATTCTCAGTATCATCCACAAATTCCATCTAGGACATTCAGAGTCAAAGGCAAAAAAATAAAGATACCTAGTAATTATAGTCCGATACAAGCTGACGGGACTGATCTTAGATTTTGGAATGGAGCGTCTGACACAACGACGACAAGGGGGAATTTAATCTATAATGGCAACTGGGATGGAACTTTTAAATATGAATGGTCGGATAATCCAGCTTGGATATATTATGATCTTTTAACAAACAAAAGGTATGGTTTAGGATCTTATCTGCAAGATGTAGATATCATAGATAAATGGACTCTGTATGAAATAGGTATGTATTGTGACGCTGTTACAATGAATGATGGGAGCAAGACTACTAATAATATGGGAGGTGCTGGCAGATTTATTGGATTAGATGATGGATTTGGAGGTCTTGAGCCTAGATTTAGTTGCAACATATTGATGAAAGATCAAACTGATGCTTTTGACGCTATACAAAACCTAGCTAGATCATTTAGGGCGATGACATATTTTAATAATTCTTGCGTGTCTGTTAGGGTAGACAGACCGTATTTTTTTGAAGACTTTAATAACCTACATACGACTTCAACAGCGCCAAAAGAACATAAATTTCCCCCTCATTTGATTTTTAATAATTTAAATGTTAAAGATGGAATGTTTTCGTATGCGGATGTAGATAGATCGACAAAGCTATCTGCCGTGGAAGTTTCTTTTTTGGATAAAAGAAATAATTTTACGTCACAGACAGAATATGTAGAAGATCCTGAATCTATAAAGCACGTAGGTTTAAATTTTAAACAAGTAGAAGGAATCGGAGTCACCTCAAAAGCTCAAGCTCATAGATTGGCAAAATATATTTTGTTTGAATCGCTACACACTACGGAAACAATATCCTTCAATGCTGGATTGGAGGCTCTTTTAGTGCAGCCAGGGGATATCATAAGGGTTGAGGATGAAATGAGAAATTTCACTCGAAACTACGGAACAGTTTTAGGGGCTAGTGGAGTAACTGATTATTACGATCCAGACGAAGCATACAGTGCTGCTGTTGCTGGAACTGCAGCAAATGGAAAGGGGCCATCGGCTATAATAGTTGAGCCAGCAATAGGTAGTGATTTAACTGAATATGTAACTGGTGGAAATATACATATATATAATCCAGTGGGCAAGTCTGGAATTGAAGATTTTTATCGCAACCCTACTTCGAATAATGAGTTGTATAAAGAAATACATAATCCTCAAGTAATGTCTTTAAAAATAAAACCTGGCGGTTTGGGTTCTAGTTATGAGATTATAGATAGCGGTGTCGCTGTATTTGTAAACGGACTAGATACTCTTGTAAATGGAAGCGAGAGCGTGGCCCGTCAGTGGTTCTCAGAAAAAGATGCAAATATAAAGCATGGATCGATTTATAATATTGATTCAAGCGGAAGAGACCCAAAGTATTATAGAGTCTTGAATATATCAGAAGATAAAAATCTAGGATTTAATGTATCAGCGACAATACATCATACGGGTAAGTTTAAATTTGTAGAAGAAAATACATCTTTTGATTTAGATGGCGGCGCATTTCAGCCAAATCTTCTATTAACTTCAGTTATTAGACCTAGTGAACCAGATAGCGTTGTGGTGGGAGCATTTTCTGATGGCGTAGGTAGATCTAAAAATATAAATTTTACAGTAAATGACCCAACAATCGTTGAGAAAGTACCAGAAAAATATATAGTTATTTTAGAAGAGCCTGATTCAACAACTATTGTTAGCGAGCATTTTAAAAGCAATACTTCCTCTACGTCAATTACATTAAGTGGAGATTCTAAAATAGATCAGATAGGAAGATACTTTTTAACCGTGTTTTCAGAAAACACGACACCTGCAGTCGCTAGATCATTATCATCGAAAACTGTTGAATTTACTACCGATATAAATACTTTTGCATTCAGCGATCAGGAGGCTTTTACTGAATACTCAAACATTTCTATTAAAACAAATTTTAATTCTACATTCGACAATGCCGCTGAAACTGGAGTTGCTCAAAATTCTTTTATCCAAAACGATCCCTCTATAAATACAATTGTGGATTTAGAATTTGAAGATATATTTGGAAATTCTGGGTTTTCTGTACAGCGAAATGTATTGCAACAAGAAATAAACATATTAGATTTTCAAGGAAATGAAAAATCGGGAAATTTTAAAACTTTGACGAACGATAGTTCATTTTCAATATTAAATGCAGAAGTCAATGAAATGTTTGGGTACACTGGTGATGAAAGATACAGGGTACCTTCAGGGCTCAATTTCGAAGTCAACAGTTTTCAAATATCAATAGGCGACAACAGTCGGGAAGATATATTTTTTGAAGGCGAATTTAACGAACCTCCAGCTGTATTTATCCAACAAAAAGTAAGTGGGTCTTTTAACGACATCTATAGACCACTGGGTAGACAATATACTAAAAATGATGGGACGAAATTTTTTGTAAAATCGCTTGATGAAAACCCCAATGAAACTCATTATACGTATATGGCTTCTCAAACTGGAAGTTTTACTGTCGACGGTAAAAAAATAGAGATTGATTTTGTAAGTAGGTCTGGGGTTACAGTGGGCACGGGATACCAGGCTGTTGAGTTTAACCGAACGTTTGGAACGATCCCTACCGTTGTTATTCAATTGCAGGAGGCGGATACTGCTAAAGATAGAGATACCTCCGAAACTTGTATAACTGGAGTGTCTAATACTGGATTTTATTTTGCAGCTTTTCAGGATAATAATCAATTAGCAAGTGGCACGGGCAAATATGCTTACATAGCCGCAGAAGAATTAGCGTTTAATAATGCGGCAACGAGTGATTTGCCGATATCGGTATTAAATTATGCATCCGATAGCGTTGAAGATTATTCTTTTGGTACTCCAATTTTAAATGAATTCAACAACTCTGAATCTTCGGTTACGGATAGCCGATTTAATCACGATCAATATTTGGTTTTATGCCAAAGATCTGGAGAAGATGCTAATTTAGAGGACAAGTTTTTCGCAGTACACGAAACAGGTAATCAAAATAAACTTTATCAACACATGCTTACAAGCGGACTTGATACTGGAATAAGGGCTAGTCAAACCGATGGCGCGAACAATCATATTTTATTAACTGGAACTGATTTAACTGTGGGAACTAAAGATTTTACAATGTTCGCTTGGGCTAAATTTGACTCAAGTCTTGACGGAAAGCAATACTTACTAGAGTCTCATAACAATGGAACTGGAATAGCTTGGTTTCAATCTGGAGACGGAAAAAATTATGTTAATTTAAATGGAGTAGAATATTTAGCTATTACTGGTGCTGCGGGAGCTTCTTTAAATGATGGAAATTTACATGCATTATATGTTGAAGTCACTAGAGACACATCTTTAAAGGGATATGTTGATGGTACATTGGCGATAACAGATACTCAAATAATAGAACGAACTACTGGATTTACTGTAGATAGCGTTGGACAAGGTATGCCACAAAATCTAGGCAATTTTAATGAAAACTATACTGGAGCTGATGACTTTTATCAAAATGTTAGATATAGCGGATTGAGAATAAAAACAAGCGGCTCTAATAATACTTGGATTTTGGTAGATGAAGATCCTGCTACTAATTATGTAAATACTCCAATAGCTTGGTCAGGAGGCGAAAATATAAATCATCCTGCTAATGTATCGTCTTGGACTGGATTGGAAGTTTATAGTGGATTTACTGTAGCTAACATTGGATTTGGAATGTCGCAGAACTCAAATAGCTTCGATGGAACATATACTGGAGGCGTTGATTTGTATCAAAACACAGCAACATCTGGATTGAGGCTTAAACAAACTGGGGCTAATAATACTTGGGTATTTACTGACGATGACCCAGCCAATGGTTATATTACTGGATTTAATGTAAATGGAATTGGCAGTGGTATGGTAAATAATCCAAATGACTTCGATGGGTCATATACTGGGGACAATAATTTGTTTGTGAATACACAAGTGCCTGGATTAAAAGTTAAAAAAGTTGGAGTGAATTGGATTCTTACTGATGAAGATTCAACTAATACTTATTTTACTGGATTTACTCTGGGTGCAGTAGGAAGCGGGATGACGGACAATCCAGCGGACTTCAATGGAACATATACTGGGGGTGCAGATTTATTTGTAAATACGATAACCTCTGGACTAAGAATTAGAACTAGTGGAGCAACTTGGGTCTTAACCGATGATGATCCAGCTAGTCCATCTTATAATGGAATTGCTTGGTCAGGTGGAGCAAATGTAAACTTTCCAGGAAATGTTGCTACTTGGTCAGGTGGCGCTTCGATAATAGACCTCACGATAACAGATAGTTCTTCCCCAGTGTTCTCATTGAAACTTTCCCATGACAGAATTGCTTGGACCTCTGCCGATCAAGGTCGTCAATATCCATTTAATGTGGCCTCTTGGAGCGCAGGGGATACAATAACGAACGGAGCAATAACGGATAGTAGCGCTCCAACTTTTGATACAGTTCTTTCTCACGATAGAATTGCATGGTCTGGAGGGGAAAATGAAAATTTACCATGGACTCTTTCTAACTGGACTGGTGGAGAAACGTCAGCATCAGTCACAACTAGCGCTCCAGTATTTTCAGATATCGAGAAAGAAAGTTATCCTGGTACTTCCGCCCCAACATTTTCAAATTTCCTTTTAGAACCCTTCGACGCTCAAACAGGATTTAAAATATTAGGTAATTCCGAATTGCCTGGAAATTCTTTAACAAGCGGTCATATAATGAAATATATTGGATTAACAACTGGACAAGAAACTCAAAGCACTCACTTCAACAGCCCAAATACTTTTAAAAATAATAAAAAAAACAAGGAGAGAACTAAATTTTTATTAGAAGTGTCGGATGAAAAATATTTTGAAGACATTTCTACCGATAATACAGCTAGCGGTAGTATCGTCGGCTCTGTAGAAAGATCTCAATCCATAATAAATAGAAACAAACTCTCTAATTTTAACTTTTTGCAAATAGGGGTGACAGGAAACATAACGACATAAGCAGAGGAATAAGAATAAAATGGTATTTAATGAAACAGTTATAGGTAATCATCCAGCTTCGTCTGGTTATATAGTAGAGTGTCTTGTGAGAGGGCCTGAAGACTCCAATGATTTTACTAGAGGTTCTGGCAGGCTAAAGGTAGAGTTCCCTGAATTTGCGATTACTGGATTAGAATTCCAAGGAAAAAATCTTTTATCTGCGCCTCTTGGAACAGAGCCAGACGAGCAACTTATGGATGCCATAGAGATTTTGGAAGCTAATGTAAATTTAAAAGCTTTTTTTTCTGGAGATTTGAACGGAGCGACTGGACTAGCTATCCAAAATATAAAAAAAGTAGATGTTTATACTGGAGATGAGTCAAATTTTGAAGCGGACAGGGTGCTTTTTACAAATAGGGTATCTGAATTTCCTCTTAGTTTAGTTTCTGGAGAACCATCGTTTCTAATAAATGTCAAAGACACTGAAATAGATGGTCGGGTAGAGGAAAATATATTTTATAAAGTTATACCTAATGATTATTTAACGTTTGGGGAACAATCCCCCTCCGCAAGTGGAACAATGTTTAGTGGTTTTGAAAATTTCACCAAAATAAATACAGATGAGTTTATAATAACCAGGTCAAATGGAAATGACATAGTTGTCGGCAGAGGACAGACGGTAGAGATATTTACAGGAACTAATATTATAATTGATAATACAGTGCCAGTAAATTTCTACGGTATGTTTAAACTAAGTACGCAAGAGGAAGTAACAATTTCTGGAAGCGGTATTAGCATTAAGTCTAGTAGCGATACTTTCCCCGTAAGTGACAATAAAATTACTGTACCCGCGAACAGTGAGTTCGCAGAATTTGATATTGCTGGCTTGCTAGACTCTGATGATATAAGAACTGGTTATTTAATAGGAGAATTATAATTCTTTTAAATACATGCTTTCGATATGTTTGTATTTTTTTCGAGTATATAGTTTCTTTAATTTATCTGGCATTGAATTCTCTAAATGAACCATACCTATTCTTTTGCATCCTATGGATTTTGCGTAAGACTCAAATTTGTTAAGAAGTTTTAATCCAGCGCCCCTGTGTTTTTCGTCTACATACCAAAAGGCTTCAGTGCAGCAAAGAACTCCATCTTCAAGGGCTGGGCTTATTAAAAAGCCCAGAGCCCCTGTAATTTTTCGTTCATCCTCTAAAGCAAATATCTTACCTTTTTTAGATCTAATTAATTCTTTCCAAGATAGAATCCAATTTTTTTTAAAACCATTTAAATCTTTTTCATATGGTAATATTTCGTAAAAATTCTGTAGAACATCCCTTAGCTCTAGTAATTCAGAATCTGTTTTTACTTCAAAAATCATAGAAGCTTCAAAAGCTTACGGCACTCCTTGGCGGGAACATCTTTGTAATCTTTCCAGGTCTTGATAACTTCTGGATCGTTCTCGTATTTACCGTCCACGTAAAGCTTGCGTAGCTTAGTTACAAAAGAATTGAAGTCTGTACCTGCTTTCTCTTTTAAAATGCCCTGTGGGCTAATATCCTTCGCTCCAGCGGGTGAAGGAGGGGCTACAATGGGAGACTTATTCTTTGAAGAGTCAATCTCGTCAGCTCCGACGATATGAATACCGAGAAAGTTGCGAACAGCGCGAACGAATGCGCGATTCTCTGCAATACATTCTAGAAACTTAGCGGCAAATCCATTTGTATTGTGAACAGTGGCGTTAGCTATTGAACTAAATGTTTGCGAGCCATTGCTTTCGTAGTTGCCAATCCAATTGATCATACACTGGGTTACTACGCGATTATCTGAGGACTCGTAAATGTCGTATGTTAAGTTATGAAAGCCACGGAGCTTTGCTAACTCTTTGATTCCGCCAAGCTTGATTAGTAGTTGATTATCTTCCAAGCCTTCAATGGAATTTGGAACTGGCATCTTGCGCATTTCGAAGTGATCCTTATTTGGATACAAGTTCTCTGGGCTGATCATGGCTCGCCAGTTGACTGAGCCATCTTGATTAAATTCGTATTCAACAGACTCTAAGAGTCCATGTTCGTTGCGTTTCCACAAATCTGGGCCATATAATTTATTCTTCGACATATAGGTATAAACTTTCTATTTCTAATTTTGAGGCTTCATCATAGACAAATTTATTAGAATTGTCAAGCGTTTTATGGGAAAATTCTGAATTAAATACATTTCCCTCTGAAATAAATCTCTTTTTAGATAAGAATTTACATTCTATATTCGGAATATTCGTTGGCTCCGCATTGTTTTTTCTAATAACATTGTCGTCAAAATATTCAAAACTAACATCAGAAAACATTTTTTCGTCTTGGGCCTGGATAACTAAGTTTATTCTGTTGTTTTTTAATTTTTTAATAAAATTTGTAAGATCTAAGTCTTTATGTTCGGCGCTATAATTAAAGACTACTTGTTTTAAGTTTGTGCAAGCATCAATCGTCTCATCATCTATAGTCCGACTCAAAAAGAGATTTACATTTGAATGCCTGCACCAATTTACAATATTCTGCTTATCAAAATGGATGTCTGATTTGATGTTTATATTTTTATTTATTAAATCTTGATGCGGAGAAAAAAAGTTGGGAACGATTTCTACGAGATCTTGGTTATAAGAAGAACCAACTCTTATGGTTTTAAATTTTATTTTTTCTTTAATGTTCAATTGATTAATGATTGCTTGAGCAATTTGTTCTGGCTTAATCTCATTTATTCTATTGCAATTGCTAGAAAAAGACGGTTTTGTTTTCGAGAAATCTGGCTCAATGCTTATGCAATGATTATTTTTGTGCCAGATAGGCTTTGAGTTTTCTTTATAAAGATTAAAGTGCAAAGAGATTGAAGGTATATCATAAACGCTGGCAACATGTGAAGGAAGACTGTCGCAACCACAATGAGCTTTAGAATTTTTAATAACGTAATTCATTTGTTTGTAAGAATTACCTAGGGTAGTTAAATCTATTCCGTTTACTAGCTTGTCATCTGAGCCTCCTACTTGCACTATTTTTATATCGCCAAGATAAGGTTTTATCAAGCCAATCACCAAATCCCAATACAAATAATTTGCCGCTGGCATTTTGTTCGATGCTTGAATAGTTATGTATTTATCGGGCAATCCTGGAAAAAAATGATCTGTCACCACAGGATCTCCAATTTTAACACCCAAATCTTTTGCGTATACTTCAACTATATGACTCATATGATTTTACTTCTTTTATGTCTGAATTGGTTAATTTATTGATATTATTTTTAATACTAAATCGCATATCGTTTGCTTGATAAACGCCCCTGGCTAATCTAACAAATTCTGCGTCAAAATTTTTATTTCGTTCACACTTTCTGATATTATCTTCAATGTGCCAAAGTCTTAAATTGGTTTCATAAAGATCTGCTTTTAGAGCGAAGAGTTGTGATTTAGAAAGTTTAGCGCTAGAAATTTTTTGAAACTCTTTCGTGAGTTGAATTTTTTCATTTTCAACTTCAACTAGTTTAGCCTTGTCGCTAATCATTATCGATTTAATTTCAAGAATTGTAATTTTATCAACAAGTTCCCCCACTGATATTGGAATGTTAATTTTCATATAACTCAAATTGTGTTTTGTCTATTCCATTATGATGATAATTGTGGAAGCGCTGAGTCCCGTAATGTGGCAAGAACGCTATATCAAAAAATCCCTCATGCCCTTTTTTACCTTCTAGAAAATGTAAGTTGTCGATTTGTTGAGAATATGGTAGAACTTTGTGGACCGCTGGATGGTCTTCTATATAATCGAAGAATTGAGGGTTAGTGAAAACATAAATATCATGATCAGTGTAAAGTTTTTTGAGATTTGTCATTAAACTATTAATCCATAAAACATCTCCAGCAGATTCAGGCATAACGACAGCGATTCTTTTGCCTTCGTCAAGTAAATCTTGCAATTGTATTGCGTTTTCGTCTACCTTATTGATTTCTAAAAAATCATAGTCTATGTCTGGCATCGCGTCTAAAATCTTTTCGAGTTTTTTGCCAACAGCTTCCGTTGAATAGTTTTTGATCGTCCATTCTCGGCCTTTTTTACCCATCTCATTACGTTTGTTTTTGTGCATTTTCCAAACCTTTTTAAGTTGTTTGGCTATGCTAGATGGATAAGTTGAGGCTTTGATAAATTGAGTCCCTGGCTCTCTGTATTCTGACCAATCAAGCGGAAAGCTGCCGCATTCAAGACTAGAAGAGTCTTCTCCGCAAGAATAGTTTGTGACCAACGTTACAAGTTCGGTCATTTTTGCTTCGAAGATGGGTATCTCCATTCCCCCGCTCGTAAATGGATGGCAGTAAACATCCATAATATTATAAATTTCATTTAGCTGTGACTCGTCAACTCCATTTTTAGTATTTGTAGTATTGAAAGTTTTTTCAGATCCACAAAATGGGCAAGTTTTCTCTTGACCACAAAAAGGGGCTATTGCGTATTTTTTACAAGAAGAGCAAAAATAAGTAGTTAAAATGTCATCATTGTTTATACCTTTTTCTTTTAAAAGCCTTGGTATATCCCAGCCTTCGCTCCAATGCGTATGTAATAATAGTTTAGCTTCGGGGCATTCTTTTTTAAATGTTTTAAAACCCTCAAGTAAATTAGGCACGCTTTTTCTCAGTTGGTTTCTAAATACAAAGCCAACAATGAATTCGTCAGAAAGATTAAATTTGCTTCTCGTCTTCTGTTTATCGAGATCGCTAATTTTATAAAAATCTTCTGTGTTTACTGTTCCATGTAAAGTGCCCACATGATCATGACCAAGTTCTTTCATGTCTTTTTCTGCGAAAGAGGCCCAGACGTAAAAATTTTTAGTTTTTGGTGCCGCTTCTAGTGCTTGACTGAGTATTGGTTGACTGTCCAAGGTAGTCCAAATCATATTATTGATTTTATCCCACCAAGGTTTTTCCCAATAATTTGAGAAAGCCCAAATATCTTCACATCCTATATATATGTCTGGCTTATATTCTTTTATAGCCTGATCGATAGTGAATGATCCATATGCAGCTAATCTAGACTTGTTTTGATCGGAATTTATTTGTTGTATAACGGCTGGGTTATTTGGAAGCGAGCCTTGAGCCTTCCAAGGCCTTAATGAAAGAGATGGGTTGCCCCACTGCATACCATTTGCAAATTCAATAACCTCGTATTTGCCAGTTTTGTGAAGATAGCGAAGAATATTTTTCGCATTTTTTCCGAAACCCGTGAATGCTTTAGCTGAATTAGAGTGAAAAAGAACTTTTTTCATTAATAATCAAAATACTTAAATAGGAAAAGATCAAACAAGCCTTTAAGCGTTCTAGCTTCTGACAGCTCAACTCCCATTCCAAATTTTAGAGTAGAGTTTTTTACCACACTGAAAGAAAAGGCTTTTTGCCCGTTCTTCTTCGTGTAGGGCTTGAAAGATATTTGAGTTTTATCTTCATTATAGCTATGATAAGCTGAGAACTCTGCATAATTTTCAATTGCATTGAGCATGCCGCCAATTTCATTTTCTCCCAACTTAAAATAAATATTTTTCTCTGGGTCTTTGGCGTTTGCGCTGAAAGATCCTGTTTTCTTTTGACTATTCCAGCTAGCCTGTTTAATTGACTGTACTAAAAATGAAGGTTTTTGATTATTTCCTTCCTTATCTTTCTCGACAATTTTAAAAGAAAATGCACACCCAGAATTAAAAGAATTTGGCTTATAAATATCGTGTTGCTTGTGACTCATGCAGGATTATAATGTAATAAATGTAATATTCTATTATTTTATATAACCTAATCTGCAGCTTCGTAATCTTCTATTCCTGGGTTTGAGTAATCTTCGTCAACTTCTTCTTCATCAACTTCACCCGCAATTGTTTTTAACTTGTCTATATCGTAAGTTTCAACGGTTTGGATACATGTATAAAACAATTTATCTAAACTTTTTATATAGTCGGGAAAATATTTTTCAACAGTCGATCTAAGGTTATTATACAATTCAATATACCTTATCAAGTCCGACGATTTATAAAAAGCTCCATAAGCATTAAAATGAAAGAGCACCTTATGAAATATATCTTGAAAGAGGAGAAGTTGATTTGTCTCTTTTTTTTCTTCATACTTGCTTAAAAAATCTTCGAGAGAAAGGTCCTTAACCAAATTAGAAAATGAGTGATATCTTTCTAAAAATAAACTGATATCTTTAGATGATTTAAATAAGTACAGGTTATTAATGACTTTAAGTAGGCTATAATAAATGTCCGCCCTGTGGGAGTGCTCAAAATTAATAAACTTTATATATTCTGATTGGTATAAGATGTTGCTCTTTTTAAGGTTAGAATGGCATAAGACGGTTATGTCTTCGGAATACCTTTCTTGAAAAATGCTTTTAAGTGTTGAGAAAATGTTTTTAGCATCATCCAAGTTTAGATCTACTAAGTTTTCAAAAATGACTTTCTCTTTTTCGTCTGAGGCTTCAAAAAGCTCTAAGATTGATTCGTTTTGGGTAAATTTATCTTCAAAAGACAGCAGCTCCGAAGAATTAGATTCATGCATAAAGTCCAAATTACATGTAAAAGTGCCGATATTATGCATAAGGTCGTCTATACCAAAGAAATCAAAATTATCTCCGTTTTCCCAACTAAAAAGAAGAAATTCAATTCCAGAATCTTCGTCATTTGTATAATTTATGACTTCGGGCGATATTAAATCACTTACAGCATCTAGAGCTTTTTTTTCAGTAGAAAGCTTTCCGTTGTCTGGATCTAAACTAATTTTTAATAGATATTTTTTATTTTCGTTTATAAAAGAATAACTTTCATAGAAAAAATTTGAATTTATTAATTCTATTGTGCTTTCGGCCTCTTCTATATCTGACAGCACATCTTTAAGGTACGATCTGATTAGCTCCGCTTCGAATTCTGAAATTTCAGAATCTCTTTGATCTGGTTTGATATCAATTGTAAACAAATTACCTAGATATATTTCCTTTCCTTTAGTGCCCATAGATAGATTATATTACACAAAAAAGGCGGTATTTCTACCGCCCTAGTTGATTAGATACTGACTGTACCCATTTTGAGTCCAGTTAGACTGGTTTTAGCGAACTTTCGCTTAACCCCAGCGTTTCGGTCGTGAATAATCACATAACTGGGGGTCTCATTAACAAACTGAGCATTATAACTAGCTCCGTCTTTTGTCCGAAGACCAAAGAATCGGCCTCCGCTTTGCTTCATTGTTTTTACGATACGATTTGTTTTTCTCATAATTAATTATTAAAATCCTATTTTACCTGATAACGGAATGTTGTTTCCTTTTCTAACGTTTTCCTTAGAGGTGTTTAACTTATATGCAAATATATCATATACTACATCAATGTCAACAGGAAAAACTTTATTTTCGAGACTTTTTCCCCATTTTTCTATGATTTTGGAGTAAGCCTTCTGAAACTTGGCGTGTTGTGGGCTGTCTTGAAATTCAGAATTCATTAGCTTGTCCTCCATATTTTTAGCTTTTTGCGGACGAACGAAGTTTATTTTTTTGGTTATAGCTCCAGATTCGTCTAAAATATCAAAAGCTTTGTCTGGAAATTTTTTATTTGTTAAATAAATATCGCAAAGATCTATTATTTTAGAAAGCACATCCTCTTTGTATTCAACTTGGTGAAATTTTTCATAGGATTTTTTGGCAACTTTAATCAATTCAAAAGTTTCTTCTTTTGTGGGTTCTTTTATGTCTATTTTTTCGAACCTGCGATTTAAGGCAGCGTCCTTTTTGAAAAATCTTTCGTATTCTTCTTTGGTGGTAGCTCCTACGCAGGACATATCTCCTCTAGATAGAGCTGGCTTCATTATGTTTGCAAAGTCCAAACCTCCACCATCTGATCCACCTCCAGCGCCAATTATATTGTGTATTTCATCAATAAAAAGAATGTAATGATTACCTGATGATGATAGCTGGTCTAGAATTTTTTTAAGTTTTTCTTCCATTTGTCCTCTGTATATTGTGCCAGCAAGAACCGAAGTTAAGTCTAATGAAAGTATTTTTTTATGTAAAAGTAAATCTGGGCATTGTCTTTTTAGTATTTTTTCTGCCATGCCCTCTACGATTGCAGTTTTACCAACACCAGCTTCTCCAACCAAAATTACATTACTCTTATTTTTCTTGAGAAGCACTTCAAAGATTCTATCTATTTCTTCCTCCCTGCCGAAAATTTCAAAATCTCCTCTGGCTTCTATTTTGTCATTTAAATCTTCACACCAATCTGAAATATCAGATAAAGACTCGCCCTTCGGATTTTTAGCTGGTTGACTCGATACTACTAGATCTTTTGGTATCCCATTTTTTATAGTATCTTTTAGGTCTCTATTGATTTTCTCTAAATCAATATCAAGGGAAAGTAAAAAATCACACAGCTCTTCTCTTGTAGTTAGTATGATAAATAGTATATGGTCTATCCCGATAAATTCATCTTTTAACCTAGCTGACAATTTAAGAGAATTGTCTAAAATGTCTAGTATCTCCTTAGAATATATTTTCTTTTTTCTTCTGGGCTCTTTGTAGCTGGACACGGCATACTCCATGCTTTTTTTAATTCCCTCTTTAATGATCCCATTAGAACTAAACACAAAGTCTATATTGTTGTGGCTAAAATCTAATATAGAAATTATAAGATGGAGGTCTATTACTTTTAAGTGGCCGAATGTCTCCGCTATAAACTCACTGTCCTTTAAGGCTTTTTTGGCTGAAGGCGTTAAATTAAATTTAGATAAGTCCATTATTTTACTTCTGAAAGTTTTGTGTAAATTTTTTCATCAAGGATGGTTAATTTTTCTCCAAAAATAACATCGTCACCTTTGCTTCCGTAAATAAAAACTATCTCTCCTTCTTTTGGTTTTTTACCTCCATTGTTTAAGTAGTTATCTAGAGTAGAAGACCTTCTATTATTCATAAGCATAAAATTAACCTTGCCGAAGTCGTCTTGCACTTCCGCCCTCATGTACTTGTTGCCATTTTTACTTGTTCTAGAAACACAGTCTGTGACTACCCCTACGAACTTAACTCTATCATGGTCGGCTATGGATTTCATTTCTAAGCTGTTATAAAGATCGCCAGAGTTTTTAAAAACTTTTTTAATTTCTGTAGAATGGCTGTACCCCAAATACTTTCTCTCAAAAAACCAATTAGCAAACTCAAGGTGGTTTTTGTTTTTTTCATATATACTCTTGTAGCCTTCATACTTCTTTTTGAATGTTTGGAAACGCGATGCCTTCATAATGGGCCTACCGTCATCGGCGACTAAAGAGTCTTTTACAATTGCTTGAATAGTATTGAGAACATCATGTTTGTACTCTTCTCCGATTTGAATAATATTTCTCTTTTCTCTATCGGTAAGTATGTTAAAAGACTGAGCCTCTAAGACTAGGCGACAGCGATTGGGTAAAGTTGAGCTTGTTTCACAAAAAGAATCCATCGTACCTCCTTGAATCAAACCAGAAAGCACCCCAATATTAATGCCTGACTGTTTGGCATTAGTAAATATATCATACTTGTTTTGATTAGTCTCTTGGGCTTTTCTAAAATCAACTAAATTCTCTAGAGTTTTTTCTGATACCCCTTTGACACTATTAACTCCGTATCTAATGTTGCGTCCTTCGATGCCAAAGTTAATGTCTGACTTTGATAAATCTGGCGGTAGAAGCTTCATGTTAAACTGGCACAGCTCTTGGCTGATAAGAGCTATCTCGGCATGAGAGTCTGGCTCATGCTTGGTCATTTTAAGCAAGGAAAGAAAGAACTCTTGCGGATGCTTAAATTTTAAATAAGTTGTGATAGCGGCGAGAATCGCATAGCTAATTGAGTGCGATTTATTAAAGGAGTAGTTTGCTGAATCTTCTGCAACTTTCCACAAAACCTCTCCAACTTCTTTGTCTAAATTTTTCTCTTCAATCTTTTGCTCAATCTTAGCTTTCCAAGCAGGCATTTGATCCACTTTCTTTTTGCCCACAATTCTACGAAGCTGTTCTGACTCATCAAGAGTAAATCCGACCTTAACGGCCATCTTCATTAACTGCTCTTGATATAGGGGAATGCCGCCAGTGTAAGAAAGAATATCGTCAAAGAATTCATTAACTGACTGAAATCTTGAGGTGGTAGCATAGTCAGCATAAACATCCAGATAGTCAAGTGCACCAGGGCGAGCAATCGCAACAACAGCAGACAGCTCCTCCAGGTTTTTAGGAGCGATCTTTTTACAGACTTTAAAATTTGTATCCGCTTCAATCTGGAACAAACCTTTTGGTGTCTCAATGAATTTGAAGTTTTCATATATTTCTGGGAGTCCAACATCTATATCTTCCATTTTGATCCCCAACCGCTTGCAAGTGTCGCTTACTACGGAAAGGGTTCTAAGTCCGAGGATATCAAACTTGACAGTCAAGGACGCAACGTCGTTCATGTCATAGGCAGATATTAAGTTACCATCGTTTGTTTTTTGCATCGGCATAATTTCTTCAATATTGTAGAAACTAATAGCGATACCAGATGGGTGAACTCCTGTATTTTTGTTTAATCCTTCTAATTTTTTTGCAATTTTAAATATTTTTTTGTTTTTATCCGCAAACTCTTTGAATTTATCGCTTTCTTCTAGTGCTTGGCTTAGTTTAGCCACCTTACCGAACTGCTTAGGGATCAGTGAACTTATCTGATTAACCTCATCTTCAGGCATCTCTCCAACTATTTTACCGCACTCCTTTACACATAATTTGCTGCTCAAAGTGTTTAGGGTTAAGATTTTACAGGTTCTTCCTTTGTGTTGCTCTTCAATATATTTTATGACTTCTTGGCGACGATCGTAGGAAATGTCGTTATCTACGTCAGCAAGTAGAGAGCCGTCGAGGTAGGTAATACCATCCACGATAGTTTTCTTTGCCCTGCTTTTGGAGACAAAACGTTCGAAGAAAAGGTCGTATTTAATTGGGTCTACATTTGTAACGCGCAGTAGGAAAAGCACTAAAGACCCAGCGGCAGAACCCCGACCTGGGCCAGTTGGTATTTCATTTTCGTGACAAAAGTTTAAAACATCCCAATTTAGAAGTATATAATCAATGAATCCTAGGTCTTTTAGGACAGAAAGCTCCATTTTTACACGATCATAGTATTGTTCTTTGTTTTTTAACTTGTCAATGCCTCTCTGTTGCACTCCACGGAGACACAGCGCCCTCAGAAGGTCGTAGTTGGAAGATTTGGGGTCAATGCCCAGTTCAAGGTAAAAACGCTTTTCTACGTCAATTCCTGGCAAACGAACGCCTGGAGGCATTGGACGCTTGAGAGGATTTAAATTTCTAATTCCCATAATTGTTTTTGAAATATTTCAAAGTTCTTTTCTATATCGTATAGAGCATCATGTAGCTTTCCTTCGTCAAAGTCAATATCATAATGCTGCAACAGAAACTTTTGACTAGACTTGAGACCTCTTTCTCTATAGTTAAGATATCTTAATTGCCAAGCTAGGAAATCTTCCTTATCTGGGTTTTTGTTGTCTTTGGCTATGGCTGTGGCAATTGCTTTGGTGTCAAAGCACCGCTTAGCAAAAGAGTAATCTACTTTTGTATTTAAATTACGGGCGATAACCCCAAGCATATATAAGTCGTAGCCAAGAATATTCTGGCCTACGACAATGACATCGTCCTGGCTTATTAGATCCATAAACTCTTTGAAAACTACGGCTGGATCTTCGGCTTTAGAGACGTAATCTTTTTTACTGAAGCCAGTAATTCTTGCGGCATCCTCTGAAACATTTAAGTCCTCCCACATTAAAAATCTGTTTTGCTTTTTGATGATTTTTTTACCCTTAGCCTCGATCCAAGCAAGTTGCCAAGGCTTTGAAGAAACGAGATTTAGGCCCTCGGTTTCGGTATCAAAGATAACGTATTTTTGATCAAATTTAAATCTAAGTAAATCTTCCATTATTATTTCTCCTCCTTCCAGGCTTCTATGCAAAAACGATCGCTGCCAAAATGATCAAGCCGCGGATTCGACAAACTAGCTTGTCTACCAGGCTTACGATTGCAAATGCATTTGTATGTTTGAAATGCGCTGACGTCCTCCATACTCTCGTAATAAATTGATTTTGCTAACTCAATATATTTATCAGTGTTTCCAAAAGTGTTCGTAACGTAATCTATAATTTTTTCTTCAAGAATTGAATCAAATGGTAAACTATTTCTTTCTACGAAGAAGAGAATATCAGACGGAAGATCGATCATGCAGTTTGAGAATGAAGTTAAATTTTTATGCAAAAAGGAATCGTAGAAAGGGACAGCATACGCTATATTTTTTGTATGATCCCATGGGTTTACAATTTTTTTATCAAAGCTCTCGGTGTACAGCGAATATAATTCTTTGGCTCCCGCGTCTCCATCTGGAAAAGCAATCATTTTACTTTCGGACTCTTCACTAAGGTCTTCGTTGTAAACAGAAAAGCGGAAACCGAATCTTAACTTATCTGCAAGGGTTTTAAAAGCTTCTGGGAAGCCAGTCATTGAATCTTCAACCAAGAAGATTTCGTTTATTTCTTCGTCTTTGCAGATTCTTTCTACATCTTCAATGCGTAGAATGCTGCGACCTATAGAAAAATGAGTTTTAAATAAAGGCGTCATATGTAACAATGTACATACTATTATCTATTTGTCAAGTGTTTTGGGCAGCCTTCGTAATATTTTAATTCATGGCTTCCGCCCTCTGGAACCATGTCCTTTTTAAAGTCGTCTTGAAAGCAAGAAGAATGAAACTCCCCATCTTTGTCTAAGATGCTAACGTGCCAAAAGTCGAACTTATAGGGGCAGTGCCACATAACGCTGCCGTCCTTTTTAAGTTGGCCTTTTTCTTTAGCGAAACCGCATTGGAGCCTGCCCCCAAACGAGCCATCATCTGGAAAGCCTTTGTCTATAGCAAAATTTGATACGGCGTCTTTTTCATCAAAGTTTTCTAAATAATCCTGAACCGAAGATAGTTGTAGTTCAAAACCTTCTAGGTCATCTTCGTCAATAGGGTTCATTTTCATCAGCCCTTTTTTATCTAAGTCAAACTTTAAAAATAAAAACTCAGAAGTCCTATTCACATATTCTGGAAAAAGAGTTTTGACCGCAAGTGAATACATGTAATCTTGAAGATTATCTTCCTTTTCCTTACCCTCAAACATTTTTTTGCTAGTCTTATAATCTCGAATAATGGCTATCTTTTTATCTTTATACAGAAATAATTGGTCAATAAACCCGCGAATATGATAACCATTTTGCTCTATGTCAAAATCTAACTCGGCATGAGCTTCGTCTGGTATACCCAGATCTTCTCCGTGAAAATTGCAACTAAGTCCGTTAAGAATCATTTGTTTTATTAGATTCATATTATCATCATCTGTAACTCCAAGCTCTGTAGCGTCTGACATGATCAAATCCTGAACGGCTTTAGAAGCAAACGGGTCTTTAGACTTCACTACTTTATTATAGTGGGTTTTGGTTTTTTGTTTAGAAAGGAATTCAAAAACATTATGGCACACCGTACCCCGACGAGCTCCGTCATTATTTGTATCGGGCAGTTTTTGTTTGTACTTGCTCCAGTATATCCAACTGCACGATTGCGCCGTCTTAATGCGGCTTGCTGATAGTTTAACTTCCATTTAAAATTTTAATTAATTTTTTGCACTGTCCATTTTTTTTCAGTTGCTCGTATTTGTTTATTTGTTTAACAATGTACCGTTGAAAAGAATCTTCTCCTAAACTCCACTTATTTTTTCGTTCATACCACTGTTTAAAATTGTCTAACATGCCCGTATCGCATTCTAGCATCTCGCCAAAATCATTACAAACTGGTGGGTTGATTTTTATTAATGATAAATCAAATACCGAAGATAACTTCGCTGCAATTTTTATTGAAGCTAAGGCTCCCGTATTTACCTCTTTGCTATCGTCGTTATTTGTAGAAATAATAATTCTCTTCAAGTTGAATGAGTTAAGGTAAGAAATCATTTTTGCTGAGATATCTAAACCAGCTAACATTAATACGTTATCATGGCCAGCTTCATGAAGAGACATACAATCGCCGATGCTTTCTACGAGTATAACTTCCTCTTTTTCTTCTATGCTTTTGCACGAAAGATGATGGGGATAAACCCAATTTGTTTTACGACCCATATGTTTCCACTTAGGAATGTTTTTATCATCCGTAACACTGCGACCAGAGAAACCGTGTATCTGGTTATCTAAATCATAAATGGGGAATACAATCCTGCGGTACATTTTACCACCGCCAGCATAACCGCATTTAAACTTATCTTGAGTTTTAGAAGAGATGCCTCTTTTTTCATAGAAAGTCTTCATTGGCAGAAGCTTATCTAAATGGGATTCGGGATATATTTTTTCCATTTCTATTTTCTCTTCTATAAGTTTGGGTTTATATTGTTGATCTGGAGCGTCAATCAAATATTCTTTGAGCGTCTTGGGGTCGTTTGTATTTAATGTTTCCTGCACTAAAGCAGAAAAAGGTTTAGCTTGGTTGTCTCCGCCAAAATCTTTCCAAACACCGCTGTCTTTATAGATAATAACAGAAGTGTTTGTTTTTCCATTTCTATATATAGCCCGAGTTCTCCAATGAGAGCCGCAATCTTGGAGCGGGTAGCCCAACTTATCTAATGATTCTCTATAGGTCATCAAATGAAGGAATTCCGTTGGAAGAAGATTGATTTAAATCCCCGCCAGTATCTCTGAAGTTTACGATATCTCGTAAATCCCCACACTCTGTGATGTTAAAGTTCATAAAAGATAGATTAACAAAATTCTTACGAAGGTTGTCGTCGACTTGAACAGGCTCGACTGCGCCCGCGATATCTTTACCCAAGTGTCTAGACTTTACGTTAATGAGTTTATGTGTGCCAAACTGATTGCCTTCTTCTGCAACTTCGTCATTTGTTTTCTGGCGTAGAATGAACATATGAGAGCAGAATTGAGTGATGCGGTCAGAGAGAGAAACGATAGACTCGTCATCAACGATGTTTGCGCTCTGACGGTTAGTAGTGATGCCGCTACGATTCGACTGGACGGATGTAATCATTGGTATTACTGGATTGCCTTCTTCTAATATTTCTTTCTGTATGCACTTCTTAAACTTATCTACCATTTCGCCAACTGTTTGCCATTCGCTTTTGTTGCCACCATTCTCTGAAGATGTTTTAATATAATCAAAAGAAAATACCATCTTGTTGCCGCGACCAACCTTTGAATAATAAAAACGTTTTAGAGTGTTTATCATAGAGTCAACGTCCATACCGCCGACGTTGTAGTAGTAAAACTGAAGCTTCTTGACTTTGCTCCAGACGGAGCGCACTTTAGAGACGACCTCTGGTCCAGCCTGCCTCCACTTACCGCTTTCTAACAAGTGGGACGCGACTCCAGAAATAGAAGCACATTGTCGAATGATCAATTCTTCTTTACTCATCTCTCCATTGTCGAAGTGCAAAACTGGAACATCATACCTGGCTGAAACTTGGGTAGCGTAGTGCATACAAAACTGAGTCTTACCTACTCCAGAACGTGCGACAATGACCGTGATATTTCCTGGTCGCAAAAGAGACCCATAAATCTCATTGATCTTTGGGTGTGGGCCCATCATGCCAAACTCATCGATTGGGTTGTTGCCTCGATCTTCGATAAAGTCTTCCATCTCCTCATAAATATTTGACGGAACATCATCACCGACCTCAAATAAATTAATTTTATCGTTATATATCTTATCGGCGTTTTCAATGATCTTTAAGTATGAAGTGTCCGTAGATACACTTTTCATTGATTGCGCTATGTTATTGGCTGTTTTAGTAATCTCTCTTCGAACGCTATATTTTTTAAGCTCTTTGATGGACGACTCAACCTTTTCTTCTGAGTTGATCCTCCTCATCGAAAGAGATCTTACATAATCAACTAGAGAAATATCTTCCTCAAACTTTATCCCTAAATCTTTGATCCTTTGGACCAATACTATGTCATCGATACTTTCGTCTTTTTGACAAGCCCTCTTTATAACCGCAAAAATAGTTTTGTGCAATAGCGATCCATCATAAAAATCCGATTCACCAATCAGGTGCATGAAGTTTATGAGTGTATTTGGTTTTTGTATAAAGGCTGCTAAAACCTGCTTTTCAATTTCAAGACTATATATCATATGTAGCCCATACTACATAAAGCGCTTGGCTTGTCAAGCACTATTCTGACTCTTGGCTCAATTCATAACTATTTTGGGTATACTCGGTTATGTAATTTTCTATAGATTTAATAAGCCCAGACTCTGTAATTTGAGACTCGCAGTTTGTGTAGACGACTGGAGTACCATCTTCATTGCAGTAAGCTATTATAAAGCCCTTATAGGACTCTGCCCCACCCGTAAGTTCATATAATTGCGTCAGAATTTTAGGGGGTAATTCAAAATTTTTAAATTTAGGTTTAGATTCCATCCTCAATATTTTACACTACCCTAAAAGGTTTGCGAAAAAATCTTCTGATAATTCGTCATCTGGGTAAATTTCTATTAATCTTATGTCGTTCATTTCACAAAATTCTATTTTTTTGTTATCTCTACGTATTTGGCGAATAAAGTTAGCCCTAGTCTTATGAAAATGCTTTACAAACTGTAAATGCTGGGCTCCTTGCACTTCAATCGCTATTTTTCTATTGTGGTTGTAGAAATCTAAAGATAATTGAGTGCCTATAACCCTGAATTCCTCATATACAGCATCATATCTCCAATGCTTATATATGTATTTTCTTACCTCTGCTTGGAATTTGCTACGGCATTTACCGTTCCACTTAATTTTATACTTATGTGGGCTTTTAAGAGGCTTTTCTTTACCATATAGGGTTAAGAATTTCAAATTAATTCACCAATATTGGATTTAAAATAATTAATTAAAAACTCAGAAAGCTCCTCATTTTCTTCAATCATCTTAAATAGATTAGCTTCTCCTTGTATCTTTTCTGGCAAATCTTGCGTAACGCCAGCAACAAGTTCCTTAAACTCTTCGCCAATTGTAATCCAAGCACCTTTTTTGGTGACGAACTCCCACATATACAACAAGTCGACGAGTTCTTTTTCTACCCAAATAGACTTGCCGCCAGTTCTACCATATCTGATAGGGTACGGAATGGTATTATTGGTCTTCTCATTTGGGGACTTCTTAATCGTAGCTTTGGCCCAATGACCAATAATAGGGTTGGTCTTAGGGTCTGGCTGCTTCTTTGTTGGGTCTTGTAAAATCATATCAGATCTAAATCGAGGCTCAAACTCAATAATGTAGTTGGCAAAGTGTAAAAGTGCATTGCCTCCCGTTGCTGACGTCTGACGTATCGGAGCTTTGGAGTAGGGGTCTAACTTGATGTCTGCCCTCACTTGGCTGATGAAAATGGCCATATGACCCCTTTTTGCAAGAGAAATGGACATTCTCTTCATAAAGTTCGCTGCAATTACTGCTCCGCCAGCCACTTTGTTAGAATCATAAAAGGATTTATCAATATCTACTTGAGATATTAAGCCGTCAACAGAATCTAATATGAAGCAGTAGCGCTGCTTATCTTCGTTTTGGTCAACTAAGGTCTTGATAGCGTCGACTACAACCTCATAAATATTACTTTCAAAAACAAAGCAGGTGCCATTTACCCAATCTTTTGCATTATACACAAACTTGACGCCAGCCCGAGCTACCATCTCGTTTGAAAGACGACCTTCAGCTTTGATGTAAAAACCTTTGGCTTGCTTTTGGGTGTTAAGCATATTCTTCATGACCTCTAAAGCTGCAGAAGTTTTGCCGCCCTCGTTCATGCCCACAAACCTGTGTAATCCTGGCCCGAAGCCACCATTTAGGTTCAAGTCGAGTTGAAGAGACCCACTGGATGCCTTGTAGTCAATCGTTTCCTCGAAGTTATAATGTTGTCCTTTTTTGTCTTTAAGGAACTTTTCTAGTATTTCTGAATCTTTATCGCTCATTTAAGTAAATCTTTTGTATTCTTTGGTTTATTATCACTGGGTACGTAATCTTTTCCAGTCTTTTCTCCTAAAATAATAGTGTCATATTTAGATAGGTCAACTTTAAAGTTGAAATTCCTCCACTTTCTATCCATCGTGTCCTTAAGAGCCTTAGATACTATATATGCAAGGCTATCGTACTTCTTAGGAAAAGTAACAATTTCTAAGAAATCCAAAGAATACCTAGCTTCTAGGTCTTTTAAAAGCTTCATTTCCCTGGCCCAAAAGAATCTTTTTTGGACTGATGGTACATCGATCAGTTTGCCAATGACGGCTTGTCGTCTTTTATGTGGCGTTAATTTCTTCAATGTCATTGTCAACCATCCTACGCACTAATGTAGAAAAGTCAACGCTTTTTTCCCAGTGTAAATCTTTTTGTGCTTCGGATGGGTCACCAAGCAAAAGTTCGACTTCGGCTGGACGATAGAAGTCTTTATTAATGTTCAATAAGATAGACCCAGTTTCAGTATGAATTAATTTCGTGTTAATGGGGTTATCTTCTTCATGCCAGTGAGTTTTTATACCTGCAGCTTCGAACGCTTTTTCTACAAACTCTCTAACTGTATGAGTTTCTCCAGAAGCCAGCAAATAATCCTTTGGTTTATCTTCATTAAGCATCAACCAAACAGCTCTAACGAAGTCATATGCGTGACTCCAATCTCTCTTAGCTTCGATGTTTCCTAAATCAAATGCTTCTGGGGTCTTCCCTTCATCTAGCTCTTTTTTAATTCTAGCTGCATTCATGGAGATTTTTCTGGTTACAAACTCTTCCCCGCGGCGTTCTGATTCATGATTAAAAAGATAACCTTGGATGGCAAACAGTTTGTAAGAGTCTCTCCAAACTTTAACGATTTGTCTAGCAGCGACCTTTGACGCACCATATGGGCTCCTAGGCCTCGGTGGATGATTAAGGTCTTGTGGACTATACATAACATCACCAAATTCTTCAGAAGAGCCAGCATTGTAATATTTACAATTGGGGCAAATTTTACGAATAGCTTCTAGTTGGCGCATTACCCCCAAGGCGTTTACGTCAAAGTGATTAGCTGGCATATGCCAACTGTTGCCCACAAAAGAGTTTGCGGCAAAATTTATAAAGTAATCTGGTTTGATTTCTTGAATTATGCTGAACATGCTATGTTCATCAGTGAGATCCATTTCAATAAGCTTGAATTTTGGGTTTAGTTTTGCTTTCTCTATATTTTTATGATTAGGAACGCTTAGCCTTCTAATCGCTCCGTAAACTTCTAGATCTGCGAACTTCAATAAAAAGTCAGCCATATAAGATCCGACTTGTCCAGTAACACCAGTAATAATAACTTTTTTCATTTTTATTTTTTATATCTAAACCACAGCACAACCATGACTATAGCTGATAATAAACTTAAACAGTAATTTATCAACCACCAAAAATCAAAGCCTACTCTTAGGATAGTGTAAGATATAGCGGATACGTATCCAATGATAGAAAGAATAAAAAGAGATATACTGACGTCTTCTACTTTTTTTGTTTTTACGCTTTTAATTATTTGCGGCCAAATGCAAGTGCTAAAGCATACTGTATATACTAAACCTAAAAATTGTTCCATTAGGATTTATTTTAAATCAGCTCGTTGTTTTTTCCACTCAACTCGGTGTCCAGTTACCCAAGTTAATAAAGCTCTTTCAAAACCTATATCTTCGCCAGCTTTTTCTGATTCAATCCACTTGTGTTTTAAAATTTCTTCTCTTTCCGCCAAAAATTCTTGGTATAATGTAGAACCAGTGGCGAAATGACCAGGCATCAATAATCTCCTTGGATCGTTTCTGCTTTAGAAAGTTCTGAATTAATTTCAAGAAGCGAAGCGTCTGATTCTAATTCTTCTGAGCCCTCTACTTTTTTACCAGCCCTCCATTGCTTGCAAGACC